ATCGCCTACGACTGGCGCAGTGGTTCGGAACCCGCTGTGCGCAACATCGCCATTCGCACCATCAAGGTCTCGGAACTCACCGCGATGCAGCGGAGAATCGCCGATCTGTACGACCTGATGGCCCTGGAGCGCCTGCGCGTGGATGCCAACATCCGCGAGCCGGCTGCTAAGAAGGGCCTCTTCGTCGACAACTTCTTGGACGATGACCTGCGCGATCAAGGCGTGACCCAGACCGGCGCGATTGTGGCCGGGGTGCTGACGCTGCCGATCACGGCATCCGCCCAGCACGCCAAGGACAACGGCAATGCGCTGCTGACGCTGGACTACACCCTGACCCCAGTGATCGAGCAGCTGGCCCGCACGGGTTCGATGAAGATCAATCCCTACCAGGCCTTCGAGCCGGTACCGGCCCGGGTGACGCTCAATCCGGCGGTGGACCAGTTCACGGTGACCAACACCACCTGGGCGTCGGATGTGACCGAGCGTCTGATCTCCGGCAGCGGTGTACTGGAACAAGTGGTTGGCACCCGGGTCAGCGAGCAGGTACTGGCCGCCCGATCTGAAGAAGCGCAGTTCCTGCGCAGCTTGCAGGTCGCCTACACCGTCATGGGGTTCGGGCCCAGCGAAGCCCTGGCGCAATTGCGCTTCGATGGCATTCAGATCAGCCAGCCTGTGGGCACAGCGGCTAATGCCACAGGTCTATTGAGCGGCACTTTCCTGATTCCACAAGCGATTCCTGCTGGAGCGAAGCTGGTCGAATTCCTGGGTGTCGGCGGCAGCTACGGTTCGGCCACTTATGTTGGGCGTGGCCAGATCGTCACTGAGACCCGGCGCCGCATCCTGACCACGGTGGTCAATCGTTGGGACCCGTTGGCGCAAACCTTCACGCTGCCCGAGCGCCGGACCATCGGTGGCTTAGAGTTGTGGTTCACCACCAAGGGGGGATCGGCGCCGGTGATCGTGCAGATCCGTGAAACCCAGGTCGGTATGCCCACCACCACGGTGCTGACCGAGGGTCGCCTGGCAGCTACCGACATCAAGACCGATGGCAATGCCACGCGCATCACACTCGACCCGGTCGCGCTGGAAGCCAACCGCGAGTACGCCCTCGTGGTGCTCACCGACGACGCCAATCACGCGGTGTCGGTGGCGGAACTCGGTAAGTACGACCCGCGTACCGGCTGGGTCACCGCACAGCCTTACCAGATCGGCGTGCTGCTCTCGTCCAGCAATGGCATCACCTGGACACCGCATCAGACACAGGACCTGACCTTCCGCTTGCTCGGCTGCCGCTTCACGCAGACCAGCAAGACCGTTTCGCTGGGCCAGTACACGGTGACCAACCTGTCCGATGTGATGGCGCTCGCGGGCGTCGAGCGTCCGGCCGTCGGCACTGATGTGCAGTTCCTGGCGACCGATGCGCAGGGGCGGATCTACACCCTGTCGGAAGACCAGGGGCTGGCCTTGAGCGAGAAACTCTCGGGCAACCTGGCCGTGTCGGCCAAGCTGACAGGGACCGAGACGGCGAGCCCGATCCTGTACCCGGGCACGCAACTGGTGTTCGGCACGCTGGAGGCTGCAGGGGAGTACCTGTCCCGGGCGATTCCCGCTGCCGCCACCTTCAATGTGTCGGTGACCCTCGATGCACTCACGCCGGGAACATCCAGCGTGGCGGTGCAGGCCGAGTCGGGCACGCCCGGCAGTTTCCAGGCGCTCTCCTTGTCTTCGGGGGTTGAGGTGGGCAACGGCTGGGTCGAGCGCACCTACAAGGCCACCAGCCTCGTCGGTGTCGGTGCAGATCGCACCACGCGCGTGAAGCTGGCCCTGTCCGGCAACCCTCAGCACCGGCCCTTCGTGCGCAATCTGCGCGTGATCGTCACTTGACGGGTGTGAGCGATGACCCCCGAGCGCACGCCGCGCGGCTACCCCTTGCCGCACCCCGAGCACCTGCTCTCTGAGGACGTCCTGAACCTGCGCGAAGCCATCACCCGCATCGATGCGGATGTGGCCACGCAGGAGACGTCCTTCGAGCAGAGCCAAGACCAACTCACCGAACAACTGCACCGCCAGCGCTTGCGGGTGTTTCACCAGTTCGGTTTTTAAGACAGGAGCGCCTTATGGCTAAAGACCCCTTGCTGCGCGATGCGGTGCGCGCTATCAAAGCCAAGATCGAAACCGCCGCCGAGATCGCCACCCCGGAAGAACTTGCCTATCTCGGCACCGCCATCGACCGCATCGGTGGTCGCGCCACCGTCCTCGAAGTCGAGGAGATGGGCGATATCAAGATGGCGGAGATGTCGGCCCATGCCCAGGCGGTCGAGACCGCGACGCTGGACACCATTGCCACGGCAGCTGATGTGGCGATTGCCAACGTCACGGCCACCAAGACCGCCGCTGAGAGTTTCATCACGGCGACCAAGACGGCAGCGGAATCTTCGGTCACCCAGACCAAGGAGGCTGCCTTGGCGGTCATGGCGCAGACCGAGACCAGCACGGTGGCCACCGTCAATGCCGCCGCCCAGACTGCAATTCAGCAGGCTGCGACCAGCCGGGACGAAGCGATTGCTACGACGGATGCGCACAAGAACGAGGTCGTTGCTGCGTCTATCGCCTTCAAGGAACAGGCACTTGAGGATGTCGCTGCCGCAGCAAACACAGTGACCCAGCAGTTCGTGTTCGGCCCCAAGTCATTTTTCTACGCCCAACTTTAAGGAACCCTTCGATGTCCATTCTGGGAACGGCGCTGCCAGCCGCCAACACGCTGGCGACCCTCTACGAAGTACCGACCGGCCGCCGCGCCGTGGTCAATGTCGCGGCCTGCAACAAGGGCACGGCAGCCGCCAAGCTGCGCCTGGCGCTCACCGCGTCAAGCACGCCGGCCGAGAGCGAGTTCATTGAATTTGATGTGAGCCTGGCAGCCACCGAGGTGCTGGAGCGCACCGCGCTGTCCTTGGCGGCTGGTCAGAAGATCCTGGTGCAGGCCAGCACTGCCACGGTCAGCTTCAACGCCTGGGGCATCGAGGAGGTGGCGTAATGGGACGATTTCTACGCAGCGTGAGTGTGAGCACCGATACGGTCGACCCACGCCAATACAAGAATTACCAGGAATACACCTCGGCAGGCAGCTACGCGTTCACAGTGCCGGTCGGCGTTTCGCGCATTCGCGCCATCGTGGTCGGAGCGGGCGGCGGTGGCGCCTGCTCCAAGACCACCTACTACGCTGGCAACGGCGGTGGCGGTGGCGGCTTTGCGATGGGTGAGTACGACGTCACCCCGGGCCAGGTGTTGGCCATCACCGTGGGGGCCGGCGGCAGCGGTTCGAGCAGCAACAACACCAAGGCCGGGAATGGGGGCAGCTCCAGCGTGGGCAGCCTGCTGTCGGCCACTGGCGGTCAGGGTGCTGATGGCCACGGCAGCAGCTACAGCAGCGGGGGTGTGGGCGGATCGGGCACGGGCGGCACGCTGTTTAACCACACCGGCGGTACGGGCGGTCGTGGCAGCTACGGCTCCTGGGGCTCCGGCTCGGAAAACCACGGCGGTGGTGGGGGCGGTGCTGCGGGGTCCTGGCTCGGTAATGGCGGCAACGGTGGTAGCGTGGGCTTCCAATCCCACTACACCGCCGCTGGCGCAGGCGGCGGTGGCATTGGCGGCGCCGGGGGCAACACCACTCAATGGTCGCAGCAATCGTCGTCGAACTACGTCGCCATCTCAGGTGCAGGTGGAGGCTCGGGTGGTGCAGGCGGCCATGGCACCGATTCCGGTCAGATTTCGATCAATTCGAGCAACGCGATGGGCTACGGCAACGGCGGACCTGCCATCGACGGCAGTTTCGCCACCCCTCTGTGGGGAACGCACTACTCGACGGCGGGCATCGATTTGGCCGACTTCTCCAGCGCAGCCAGCGTGGTTCCGAAGTTTTACACCGCCGTGACCGGCTCTGCTGGGCTGCTTACGGTGAAAGCCTATTCCTTTGCCACACCGCGTCTTTTGAACTGCAACGGCGGCGGTGCTGCCGGTGTCTGGGGCCAGTCGACCGCCCTGATGGGCGGCAATGGTGGCCCTGGAGGCGGAGGATCGGGCGGGTATTGCTACACCTCCAACAGCAGCTCCCATGGCGGCGCGGGTGGTTTCCTGGGTGGCGGTGGAGGCGGTGGCGGCTACTACGCCAGCGGCGGAAACGGGGGGCACGGCGGTGGAGGCGGTGGTAACGGCAACTACTACGGCAGCAACGGCGGTAACGGTGGCAGTGGCGGCCACGGTTACGTGGCCATTGAATGGTGACTATGGAGGAACATACGATGCCTAACTGGATACGAATCGATAACGACCAAGTGGTGGAGACCACCGACTCGGACCCCAAGGGCCGGTTTCATCCGGACCTCAAATGGATCAAAGCGGCCGTCAGTGTGCAAGCCGGGATGGTCAAGCAGGCCGATGGCAGCTTTGCTTTTCCTGAACCCGCGCCGGAGAACACCATCGCGGTCGGACAACTCCCAGCAACACCGCTAACCAAGCTCGCCTTCATGAATCGTTTCACGATGGAGGAGTTGGTCGCCATCTACACGGCGGCCAAGACCGAAGTCCTGGTCGAGGTGTTCCTGGACAAGCTGAAGTTGGCCGAACACGTCGATGTCACTGATCCGCAGACCATTGCTGGGCTGCAAGCCCTCGCCGCCAGCGGTCTGCTGACCGAGACACGGGTGCAGGAGATTTTGCAGTGATGGCGGCTATCCAACACCGCCTGTCGATGCTGGCGATTTGGCTGCTGTGCCAGATCGCTGCGGTGATCGCGTCCGTGTGGATGTTGGCCGCTGCCCTGACAGGCAGTCGCCGCGCCTGGACCCTGGCGGTAGCCCACGACCAGCTGGCCAACGCCGCTTTTGGCGGTCACGAGGACGAGACGCTCTCCAGTCGTGCTGGCAAAGCTACCCGTGAGGGCAAGCGCTGGGCCTGTGTGCTGTGCCGGCTCTTGGACCGGCTTGATCCAAACCACTGCGAGAAATCCATCGAGGCCGATGAAGGCCAACCCATCGCCTGATTCTGTCGAGCCGTCACCCCCCTTATTTCCCGATCCGCCGCTGGCGGATTTTTTACTTCTGGAGCCCATCCATGGCAGATCATTTTTTACACGGGGTCGAGGTCGTTGAAATCGACAACGGCCCGCGCCCCATTCGCACCGTCCGATCTTCGGTGATCGGTCTCGTCGGCACCGCACCGGATGCCGATGAGCAGAGTTTTCCCTTGAACACCCCGGTGCTGATTGCCGGCTCTCGCCTGGAAGCGTCCAAGCTGGGCACTACCGGTACGCTGCCGACGGCCATCGACGGCATCTTCGATCAGGCCGGCGCGCTGGTGGTGGTGATTCGCGTCGCCGAGGGTGCGACCGAGGTCGAGACGCAAACGAATGTCCTCGGCGGTGTTGATGAGTCCGGCCAGTACCTTGGCCTGCAGGCACTCTTGGCCGCCCAGTCGGTGGCCAAAGTCACACCACGCATCCTGATTGCCCTGGGCTTCACGCACCAGCGTCCCACCGATCCGGACGACAGCCTTCGCCAATTGGCGAACCCGGTCGTCGCCGAATTGCTGGGGATTGCCGAGCGCCTGCGCGCGGTCATCATCGCCGATGGTCCCAACACGACGGACGCCGCCGCCATCGACTACCGCGAGGACTGGGGCTCGCCCCGTATCTACGTGGTCGATCCGCACGTCAAAGTGATGAAGAACGGCGCAGTCGTGACCGAGCCTGTGTCGGCGCGTGTGGCTGGCCTGATTGCCAAGATCGACAACGACCGGGGCTTCTGGTGGTCGCCGTCGAACAACGTCATCAACGGCATCGTCGGCAGCCACCGCCCGGTGGACTTTGCACTCGGTGAC